ATATCAGAGTTTACCTTTAGACAATTTTTCAATATTAAGACCGGGAGACATTTTTAGAATCCCAATCAACATGTCTAGTTTAGCTTCTACATCACCACTAACCTGTGCAGGAGCAGTTGGTGCAGGGGCAGAACTCTTTTTTTGAACTTCTTCCCCAACTTTTTTGACACCAGCCTCAAGAGCTTTAAGTCTGGTTTCAACTTCCTGATCATACTGAGACATATATGCTCCAGTATCTGATGTTTTTCTACTAGACATAATCGAAATACAAATCTGTTCTATTTATTTATTTTTAGAAACTGTATCTCTCACATAACAAGGTACACCATCTGGGTCAAGCCACTTAGGGTATTCTTTGTCTTCAATAGCAAGAAGAAGTTGCTCTCCATTATCAAACAGATAGATGTCAGAGTACTTTTTAGTATACCCATCTGCCTTTTGTAAACGAAAATCGGGTTTACCATTCAGTTGAATGTGTCCCTTTTGAACAAAACGATAAGGAAACCGTTCATGAATAATAATAGTCTCAGTTGTCTTAACAGACTTAGGATCTAAATCATTCATACTTCCACACTTTCAAGATCTTCTGCAATACAATCGATGAGAATATCATAATCGTCTAGAGGATCACCAGAAAAAGTTACACCATCATTCTCATAAAATTTACGAACCTTCTTGTAAAGTTTTGGATTCTTTACATCAAGGAAGAATTCCCCGTTGGCTGCAGACCGAAGAGTTGTGATGTCTTTTTTGAACTTAGAAGTAATAGTCATTGTCTTGATTGTTGACCTTAGTATTATAAGGGTTTTGACTGTAAGAGTCAAGAGGACAGTCTGCGAACTGACCTCAATGCTTCTTGTGAGGATCGAACTCACCTTAGGCAAATTATGAGTTTGCTGCATTCACCAGATTGCTAAAGAAGCAAATAAGAGCCTAAGGGGCTTCGTTGTTATTCTCTGTGTATATTCGCAGAGTCTCATCATCTGCAGGCATCATCACGGCAGCCTGTCCGTTCTCATTGACTATACCAAAAGTCTCCCCATTCTCCACTCTTTCCATCAACTCATCCCAACGATCTTGATACTCTTTTACAGTAAAGACTTCCATCATCACATTTGTAGTTGATTTATTTATTGTACTGTTACATGACTTCAAAGTCAAGTCTCTAGAAAAGTATATGCCAATGACAGTCTGGGTTGTGAAGTCAAGTTGTTAGGAGGATTACCTGTATGGTCATTCCTACAGTCAAATAAACAACCATTATTAGGAATGTATGGGACATAAACATAGTCGTCACCTATATTACAACAGAACTCTCCGCCCCAGATTGTATTCCAATTTGTTTGACAGAATATCACAAATGTCCACAGTGAGTCAGATGGATTATCTAACGGACCATCCTTATGAAAGGTAGAGTACATACCAGGATATTGAATGTTGGTATTTACTTTGATCAGTTTCAACTTTTGTCTTAGATGTTTCTCAACTTTAAGTTTTACATACATTCCTATGTCAATCAGAACAAGATTATCACCCATGAAACTAGAGCTCTTTACTAGTTTACCTCGAATAGAACTATTACCATCATCATATGAGGATTCTTTATCAAAGGTCCAGTGATTGTTGATAGGATTAAACTCATCTCTAACTCGTAAAAACATCTCAGTAGGAAAAACATTCTTCACATGAAAGACATTCTTATGTAATTCCTTAAATATCATCTCACTTCAAAGTCAATCCTCTTTACCTTACGTCTACGTCTTTGTTCTTGATACATCAAGTCTGCTGCGGTCAATACATCATGTCTCTCATCAAGTTTGTTATTAGATATGATCAACACCTTAGACAAATCAACAGCAGAAATCTTATCATCAGTGAGTGTGGTGTTATTAGGACAACCACAGACCTGAGTCTTTGGAGAACTCGCAAGTTCTGTATTACAATTTTTGCATCTGATAACTAACATGATTCATTAGATTGATACGACATGCTCGAAGAGGGGATCGAACCCCCGACAATCTCCGTGTAAAGGAGGTGCTCTACCCCTGAGCTATTCGAGCTAACTGGCCCACTAGGACTCGAACCTAGGACAACAGAGTTAACAGCTCCGTGCTCTACCAACTGAGCTATAGGCCAATGACGGGTCAGGAGGGACTCGAACCCCCGACCAATTCATTAGAAGTGAATTGCTCTATCCATCTGAGCTACTGACCCGTGTGGTAGTTCCTATCGCCTCTAACCCTGAACTACCAAGGGGGTCACAGCAGTGGTCTCTCAACCACCTTTATAGTATAGGGTAAACCCCGACTGGTGTCAAGGGTCTTAGTACAATGGAACAAAAATGACTTGAGTGTGTCTCATTTCGTTCTTGAACTGATTTGTTGGTGTGTGTTGTCCGTGAGGAAACTGGGAATCAAAAAGAACTGCACGATTCTTTTTACCCTGTATACTATGTATCTGTTTAACTTCAGATTTTTTACAACGAATGTTTGTGGGCATATCCGGCGGAAGGTCATAGAAGTTCATTCCTTCACCTTCTTCATAATGTTCATTTAAGAAGACTACTAATGCGATCATACCAGTTGATTCAATACCATTTCGAGGCGCATTTGTATGTTCGTCTCGATGACATCCATACCAGTTGTCTTTAAAAAATGGTTCAAATTCTTCAGTAAATGAAAAACAATTTACAACAAATTCTTTACTGATATCCATTCTTTCTGGAGGAAAATCAATAATATTCGACAACAACTTATTCAGTGATCCATCAAATGCATATGGGAGTATTGTCCCACTCATATTTGATCTGTATACTTTTCTTGCGTCAATAAAAGTTTTATTATTATCTGGTTGTTTCCAGATTAAACTTATAGGCATTTTCGGAAGTTGTTCTATAACCCCATCAACATCCTTATAAAAGTTATCGATAGTTGTTATCTTAGCAACCTCTGTATCGATTGTATTAATTATTGGGTCTTCGTTTATTTCAAAAACCGTGTTGTCGAACACAATAGAATCATCTAAAAGCATAAATCAACCAAATACAAGTCTCTTACTATAATCATATGCATACTGTTGACGATATCCTTTGATACCCCAACCCAACCATCTATATGCGGGACGCATATATTGACTTACAGTTTGTCCTCCACCAGCAAAACTAGGAAGTGCTTTTTGGAACTGTGGTTCATTAACCATCCAACGAACCTGACAATCCAATTCACTGGGATTACAATCATACTTACGAGCAAAGTTTCCAAGTCCCCTATAACGACCAATAGAAGTCCATTGGATCAAACCATAACCTCCACTATAACATCGTTCATAAGGAACACGAGCACCTCCTTCACAAATGTTTGAATGAAAGTTAGATTCTGATTTGATGTTACCCATGATTGTTGCCAGGGCATTACGATCATCAATCGGTGTATACTCTTGAAGTTTTGCAAGAACATACTGTTCATTGGGAGAACAATCAGGACAAGTCCATTCCTTGTCAACCTCAACAATTTCTATGGGTTTCTGAACTGGTACTTCCTTTTCTACCACTACTGTTTCATCATTAACTTCTGCAAGATGTTGGTCAAGTGTTTTTGCTGCAACACATGCGCTACCAAGTAATGTCGCTGAAATAGTAATACCAGTAAGAAATTTTCTAGTCATTGAAATAATTGTAAAATTCAAGTAAAGTTTATTTATTGTAATAATCCTTTCGGTAGTACCGCCCAAGGATGTTGGAATTGTAGTACAGGGGTGTCTCATCTGTCAACCGCTGAGACAGAACCTCGTTCAGAAACAACTGACGGGTCTCCTCAAAGTTGGTCTGACCCTTGGTATCGTGTAAGGAAAGTATCTCTCTGGAGAATTTATTCTTACCAAAAAGGTTCACATCCTCTTTTAATTCAGGACATGAACCATAGTATTTTTTCCAATCGGATTCTTGTTTTACCTTACGTTTCTTTCCTTTAGGTGTTCTAAAAGACCAGAAATACTTTCTCCCAATGTATTGTCGTTTGTTTGACTTATTGGTAATGAGATAAACAAAGCCAAAGTTATCCCCAATAAGATCGCCGGTAAAAGGTTCACCTTTAAACAACCAGGGGTTCTCGTAGTCACACACTCACTTTTCTTCATAGTCCTGGAATATGTAGTCATCAAGTTTTTTGGCTTTTATTTTCTTATAGTATTTGATTAGTCTTTGAAGGTCATCAGAGTTTGAATCCTGAGAAGGTATCTTTTTTGACATCTTGTTTGATACCTCCAACTACATAGGACTCAACTTCTGTTTCTTGTGGAGCAACTTGGAGACCTTTAGAAGAAATCGAATGTTGTGTCCAAGGAAGAGGATTGTTCTTAGCAGCAACATCATAAACAGGTTTGAGACCAATGGCCTTCATCCTACGATTGGCAACCCACTCAACATACTTCTTAAGAAGTGCATCGTTGAGACCAATCATACTACCGTCTTTGAACAAATGGTCTGCCCATCTCTTCTCTTCGTTGACAGCCTTATCAAACATCGCATACAACCACTCTTCTTCTTCCTTCATGATCTGTTTCATTTCAGGATCATCACCTGCAGCCCACTTGTTCAGAATGTTCTGAGTGATTGCAAGGTGTTGGTTCTCATCTCTGGCGATAAGGGCAATAATTTTTGCACTTCCCTCCATAAGTTTGAGTTCTCCAAATGCAAAACTGCAAGCAAAAGAAACATAAAAGCGGATACCCTCAAGAATGTTAACATTCGCAACTGCTCTATAGAGTTTACGCTTTACATTTTTGATACTATCTCTAGAGACATATGTGTCCTTAAAATCATTTGACCATAGTTCACCATTACCCCAAGATTGAGCACTGTTGATAAACTCATCATAAGATTCAGTTACACTCTTTGCTCTCTCCAAAATTCTAGGATCTGTAATAATATGATCAAAGATATCACTGGGGTCTGAATAGATATTCTTGATGATATATGTGTAAGAACGACTATGGATCATCTCCATAAATCCCCAGACTTCCATACATGCCTCTAGTTCAGGTAGAGAACAGTAAGGAATGAATGCCATACCAGGACCACGACCCTGAATAGAGTCCAACATAATCTGATACTTCAGGTTAGAAGTATAGATATGCTTCTGTTCTGGTCTCAATGTATGATAGTCTGCTCTGTCCTTCTGTAGAGATACTTCTTCAGGTCTCCAGAAGTAACCCAACTGCTGTGTTGTAAGTTTATCAAAGACCGGATACTTATATGAATCATATCTTTGAACCCCTAAGGGTTTACCAAAAAACATTGGTTGTTTCTTGGAATCATGAACTTCAGTATTAAATACTGTCATTCCCTTCACTGTACTCATACTATTATTAGTACCCACTGGTGAAACTTTAAACTGCGCAGGATTCACACTCTCCCTCCTCTACTGATTCTAGTTCGGTTAATAGATTATTAAGTTCAGACTTCTCTTCAACCACCTCATCTGTTTTGATGTCGTAGGTGTTTTGATAGTAAGAAGTCTTCCATCCATACTTATATGTAGTCAGAAGGTCATTTGCCATCTGTGAAACAGGGACTTCATTGTCAGGATAGTTCTCTGGATTGTAACTCCAGTTACCAGAAATTGCTTGGTCAAAGAACTTCTGCATCACAGAGACAACATTGATGTATCCTGTATTATCTTTCATCTCCCACAGAAGTGTGTAGTTATTTTTCAATGTCTGGTAGGAGGGAACAATCTGCTTAAGAGGACCTTTCTTTGATTTTTTAATGGACAAGTAGTCTCTAGGTGGTTCAATTCCATTGGTTGCGTTTGACACAACGGAACTACTCTCCGATGGCATCTGTGCGGACAGTGTTGAGTGCCTGAGACCGAAAGTATTGATAGATGCCCGAAGACCCTCCCAATCATGATCTAACTCCTGAGATGAAATCTCGTCAACTTCTTTTTTATATGTATCGATTGGAAGAATACCATCGGCGTACTTAGTCCTACCAAAGTATTCACAGTGTCCTTTCTCTTGGGCAATCCGATTCGAAGATTTCAGTAGGTAATACTGGAAAGATTCTGACAATCCGTGGACTGCATCCCATGCCTCCTGTGAGTTGTAATCATACCCCAGTTTAGCCAGGTAATGTGCCAGACCGATAAATCCTACCCCCAGTGACCTACGGGCCTTTGTGGT